TGTTCTCGTCCATGCGCCTTCAGAAGAGCGATCTTATCTGTGGCCGATTGCTTGAGATTGTCTAGAGTTTTCACTAGCAGCTTTTTCTTCTCTGTGGTAAGAGAGATAGAGAGCGCATTTTTCTCAATGTCTTCCTTATTGACCTGTGCTCTACTCTTTACGATTGAGTTCATGGTTGAAAACACGTCAATATCAAGAAGGTCCTCAATGACAATTCGTCTATCTGCGGCACTCAACTGCATGAATGGAGTAAAGGATGCAGAACCAAGAATAACGATCTGAGTAAAGGTCTTGAAGTTGACCCTCAGGATATTCTTCTCAAGGTATTCCTGATAGTCCTTTGCTTCTGAAGACTGATTGATCAGCACACCATCCACATGGATTTCAAATATGGTCGGCTTCATGCCGCGAATGATCTTGTATTCTTTTCCGTTTGAGGAAAATTCAATCTCGACAACAAGACCCTTCTCATTCACAGAGTTGATCAGAAGGGGCTTGTTGATGTTTCGGAATGGCTTTCCGAAAAGAGCATAGCAGATTGCATCGGTCAGGGTTGACTTTCCCGAACCGTTCTCACCAGTAACAAGAATGCTCTGACCGAGGTTCAGAGGCATTTCTGTAAAGACGTTTCCGGTACTCAGGAAGTTACGCCATCGGATTTTTTGAAATTTTAACAAATCTTCTTACCTTTCACTATATTGTCTCTCCACGGCATCATTTGGAGATTGTCTTTATGTGCTATAACATCGGGTGGTATGTCATTATCGAACCCATGTCGTATGGAAATTATGTGGTCTAGATGGTAAGCACCCTCGACACCCGCTCTACGTCGAGGGTGCTTTAATGGATTGATTTCGTCTTCATAGAGGGCATAGGTCTTGCGGGTTAAGGTCTGGACCTTATGGAGATACATCTTGTACTCCGTGGTATCTGGTTTTGATTTGGCTAGGCTGTATTCTTCCGACTTCATGTATGACTTGTCTATACTAGCCAACTTAGCAATATAGTCGTGACATCTGTACATGCATTCTCTAGAGCAATACTGACATTGTGTCCTACTCTTGATTTTCTTTATAGACTTTCCGCATACCTTACACTCTATAAACTCGGTGGTGTTTTTTATAGAACCCGGTTTATTTCCTCGTTTCTTACTTAGTTTCCACCGAGTACGTAGGACTGATAGGTATTGCTGGCTAAGACCGAGTATAGAGGCAATCTCTGCATCGGTCTTAGTGTTGTCAGTCAGGATTTTGATTTTTTCGTCTTTGGTCATAGTAGTGTTCCTTTCACTACTATTTATTAAATTTCAAGTTTCCAGCGAATAGTTTTGAATTGGAGCATTAGTAGTAGGCCCTACTCTGTACAGGGCATTCACTATGACTGCATGAATACATCATAGCTCCCTTCCAAACTATGCCACATTTGGAGCATGTCAGGGACTGATCGTCTACCGGAAATTCAGGAAGTGGTAGTTTCTTCTTTACAAGAGGAACCTGAGCATCTTCCAAGTAAGGTCTCCAAGCTTCTGCAAACGAACAATTTCGAGCACCCTTGAAAAGAGGTGCGATCTGATCATCTGTATATCCAGCAAGACCACAAACCATTTGTGTTCTGGAAAAAACTTGGGAGCATCATTAACAAAAATATGGATATGTCTTGCGATATCACTTAAAGTGAGTGTGTTCAGAAAGTTATCCTTTGTAGGAATAGCCCATGACTTACCCATCAACCCCATGCCAGAACCATAGACGGCACCAAACTTCTGGTGAGCAATCTTTGCTGCACCAGCGCCATGAATGCCTGCTAGGTTTGACCCGAATACGAATATCTCCCCATTCAGAGGAAGAGTTCCATCCTTATGAAATTTTGTCATTCAAAATATCCCAACGTGAACGTGTAGTTACTCTGGTGTTTTCCATATCAACGATCTGGAACCAATCTCGATTTCTAGGCTCTTTCTTCAGTTCTGCAAGAGCTTCTTCATAGGTATCAAAAGAGGCCCAGAAATCATTCCATCCTCCGCTAGGATAGTAGTTAAACCCCGTAAAAACCAGAAAGTTCTTCATAATGCTTTATCCTGTGTTATCGCTTCGACGTAGATTTCTTTCATGAAGCTCTTCATCCTATCAGTATCGACTGAGAGTGTCAAGCCGTCTATGTACTTTGAAAGGATGGAAGGTGTGTCGGCAGTCTCATCGACAGCCTCGTCAGGATTATCTTCTACGAATGCCTCGATATCTTCAATGACAGAAATATTGAGGGGAGTTTCGGCATGTAGCTTATCGATGAATAGATCGAAGGCATAGGGGTTATTCTTGTTTGATGCAGAGACAACCTTTACATAGCGGTTCTTCACTGATGAATAGTCGAAGTCATTCACAAAATTTACGATATCCGGCTTTCGGTCATCATAAGAAATCATTGTGAACAGACTTTCTTCATTCTGGATGAACCTAAGACTTCTGTCGTCAGTATCGAATATATGAAACCCTCTGGGGTCTCGATGATCCGCCCAAGTATACTCAGAAAATGCGCCGAGATAGTTGATGTTTCCTACAGACGACTTATGATGGAAGTGGCCGGAGCAAACAACATCATACCTGTTAAAGAGCGCTCTGTCCATGCCATGATCGGACACAGAACCTCGAAACATTTCAAAGCCAGTGAGTTCAAGATGCCCCATCAGAATGTCGGAGGGAGATTTTGCAATCGTATTCAGGATATCAGCGTCATAGACATTGGATATCCAAGGCAGCAGTTGGATTTTGGTGCCTTCAATATTAATGACCTTCGGCTCTTTATAGAAATGGATCGACCCATAATTATCACCGACAAACTCTTCGACTGAAGAAACATCATTGGTGTTCTTGTAGTATACGTCATGGTTCCCAACAATGATATGGGTTTCGATACACATCTTGTCGAGGGGTTCCAAAAAATCCTGACGACAACGGTTGACTGCCAGAAGATTGATCGATTTTCTCTGATCGAAAAGGTCTCCCAGATGGATCACATGGTTGATATTTTCCTTTTCCAGAACATCAAAGAAGTTTTCCAATCCTCTGGCAAAGTAGTCAAAGAATACCGGAGATGCGTTTCGAACCCCATAATGAGTATCCGTGATCAAAGCTACGCGCATAATTATTTTCCCTTACAGTTGGTGAAATGGTATCGTGTCATGACGGGTTTGCCTCCAGATTTTCCACATGTTGGACATGTGACAATTTCTTTTGGTTTCCTACTGGCAGATGCCGACATTTTTTTCTTAGTATCTTCAGAGTGGATGTTTCCGGGTTTCCCCTTATTCCATGGTCCATCTTTTCTATTCTTCTCGATCATCTTGTTTACGTTCAAATGAACGTGCGTGGGAACATGATGACCATGCGCGGGGTGATCTTTACCAAAGAGACCCAAATTACCTCGCCCATTATTCTCAGAGATTTTTTTCCGTGTCTCTATAGATTGTGGATGTCCTCGGAAATTTATGTTGGCTCTGCCAAATAGTTTGTTACCATCTTCTTCACATAAATTAGCAAAGTCTTCACTTTCGACAACATTCCATTTTTCAGAGTATGCTTTACCATGAATAGATATATCGTCGATGTTATCTGATTGGTGCAGCACCTCAGTCGTGACATCATTTCCGTGTTGAGCCAAATGACGCTTCCAATACATACCGGAACCCCTGTATTTGGCAGGGTCATTTTTAGTGTAGCCCAAATACTTCATCCCAGTCTTATTATGAGTTTTTAGATATAGATAGAACAATACAACCTCCATTATAGGTAATTGTACTATTTAGTCAAAACATGTTTTCTGTCTGTGATAAGAGCAATCTTAGTCATCTGTTACCCTGATCATACTTGCTGATGGCTTTTTCAATTTCTGATCTGATTATATCGAGACTATTTCGGTAGTTGTTTCGAATGTGATCGGTCTCACGCGGGTTCAACATTCCCCGGATCATATTCTCCACTTGAGGTGGCAGGTTTAGCTTTTCCAGTTCCATCTTCAGTTCCTTTTCCTTCATAAAAATCCTGAATAGTCTTCTTCTTTTCTTTGTTCTGAAGAGACTTTTCTTTCTGCTTCAACTTGTTCTCTCGTTCTTTCTGTTCGAAGTTCGTGATGAACGTATTCATATAGTCGGTCATCTGTGGGTTTACAAGGGGCTTGTCGTCACCGTCAACCATCAGAGATGCATCGCTGGTGACGACCATTTCCTGAAAGAACTTGTACTTGGTGTATCTAGCTCTCGCTTCTTTTTTGATACGCCTAATGAAGGCATTATACGATATCTGAGTGAAATATGCAAATGGATTCTGCCACTTGGTGTGGTCGAAGCCATTGAAATACATGAAACAGTTCTCAATCGCATCTTCGATGAATTCTTCCTTGAAGGAATACCGTATGAAATTTGAGTTGAGGGCAAGATTGTTCGCGATCTTGTAAATGCATGAACCAATGTAATCATTGATCCTAGGTTCTTCCCTATTCTCTGCTCTTGCCTTGGCAACAGCCTCATGATGCTTCACGATCTCACTGTAAAACTTCTTGTTGTCCACATAATGAACTGGATTCGCTTTTTTTCTCATTTTCCTGTTGACTTCCTATTGACAGAGTGGTACATTCCCTATGTTCCCAATGATGAACATAATCTATATTAATCTAGAGTGTTTCTAGAACGACTTTTAAGCAGGTCATCTAGAAGATTAGATGCTTCTTCAGATGTTTCTGTTACCTGTTCGGTGTAAGCCTTACTGATGCTATCAGATGCATCCTGCATAACAAGGATATCTCTTCGCTGTAAAGCGAAGTTACTAGACTTCACCAAGTTGGTAAAGACCCACTCAATGAGTTGCATTCTGATCCTACTTTCACCATCGAAAGTATACAGAACCTTTGTTGGGTTGTAGACTGTAATGTGAGGTTCATTGTCAACCTCCAATACTTCTGTAATCAGGTCTTCACCAGTAACCAGTCGAATGTACTTAATATTACTCATCGCTATTTAATCCTATGTTGAATATCTTGTATGGGAATTTTTCTACAGAGTATATCTGTAGTCGTTTGAGAAAATGCTCCTGAGAAAAGTTTTTCTTACCCTTGTAAGTGAGGTTGTCTGCAATGTCATGCAGAGTTGCCCTTGTCTTCGTTGGAGATTTTCGGATTGCTCGTCCGATAGACTGTAGTGTCGTCACCATCGACTTTGTTGGTGCAGTAAAGACTACGTGTCTGAGGTTCTTTACGTTTGAACCTGTTGCGAACGATTTGATCGATGCCACCAAGATGGCGTCTGTTTCAGTTTCAAGAATTTTACGTATCTTCTCTCGCTCTTCTGGATCGACTTTTCCTACGATCAGGTATATGTTCCTGTTCTTAGGAATTTTTTCCTTCATAAGATCGTGGAGAGGTATTGCATGTTTGTCTACGTACTGACAAAGTACAAGAACGTTTCCCTTCATCTTACTAACGAGGTCAACGATAAAATCGTTTCTCTTCGGCATTGTAAAGAGGAATTCGATCTCTTCCTGATACGTCATTGGACGCACCTTTTTGGCGTCTTCTTGGGAGTGGGTCAGAACCAGACACTTGATATCCAGTTCGGCCAAGTAACCCTTGTCCATGAGTTCTCTAGTCGTTGCTACCCTGCTTATAGGACCGAAGAGACCTTGAATAACCATTTCATGGGTTTTGGTGCCGTCCAGAGAACCGGTTGCACCGATCCTGTACCACGTATTGGTGAGGGCTTCCATGATCTTTATCAGGCTCTTGGCAGCAAATAGATGGCATTCGTCCCCAATGACTACATCAAATTGAAGGAAGTACTCTGAAGGCTGCTTTGCCAGTGTCTGCCAAGTCGTTACAGTTACCTGCTTTTCTGTGTTTCGATCTTTTCCGTAGTATATCTTGTGAACATTGTTTTCACTATCAAAACCATAGTCGGAAAAATCTGAGGTCATCTGCTCGACCAATGCGGTCGTCGGAACGATGATTAATGTTTTCTTTTCGATCATTCTGCAAAGCATATAGATGATCATGGACTTGCCAGATGCCGTGGGCGATAGCATCAACTGTCTCCCTGAATTCAGGGCATTCAGAATCGCTGTCATCTGATAAGGTCTTATCTCTAAGGTGAGCTTGATTTCCTTTGCCCTATCCCGTACATCCTGCTCAGTGAAAACCCTTCTTTCGAACTTTGGAGTGAAGGAAGCAGTGTATCCCATTTCCTTAGCCACCTGAAGCAGTTCGTCCTTCAGGCCAGAATACAGGGTTTTCTTTCTGGTGTCTAGTAGACGAATTTTCCCATCCCAAAAATGATTTCTCACTGACGGATGAAATTCTGCTCCCGGTACACGAAAAGTAAAATACTCACGAAGCTCTTGAAGAATACTTGGCTCTGCATCTATGTGAATGAATGATGCATTGAGTTCTGTGATGTTAATTTGCGCCATTGATAAACTTTTCGTATTCGATATGTGATCTTAGTTGGTATGTTCTGCTGTTGAGTTCTTTGAGGATTGCGGTTGTGGCTGAAGAAATTTCGTCATGAACGCTCTTCTTCCTTAGGATTGAAAGAA